TCAAGAATCATCGTGCTTGTTACTGTGCCAGTGTCAGCAGCAGTAATTGCTGTACCTGAAATCTTGGTCTTATCAATAGCAGCCGATGCTGACACATCTGCGTTGACAATAGCACCAGTAGCAATTGCTGAGGTAATTGTTGTATTGCCAAGGTTAGTCATAGTTGCCGAACCAGTGATATCTCCAGCAAGGGTGATAACTGGGTCTGCTACGTTAAAGTCATAAGAGTTGGTAGCATCGTTATAGGTAACAGCAATGCCACTTTGAGTTCCAGAGGTAATGGCTGAGCCAACAGCATCTTGAGCAGCCTCTGTAAAATCTGTGATAGCAGCAGAGGTAAGGGTTCCACCACCAGCAGCGTTGGTGTGGTTGTGGGTAGCATTGGTGAAGGATGCAATAGTTGGGGTGGTGAGAGTCTTACCACTGAGGGTCTGGGTGTCTGTAGTGCCTACTACAGCCCCTGTAAGCCCGTGTACGCCCGTAGAAGCCTCAGTATGGGTGTTTGCCTCACGGAAGTCACGTCCTATCGCCATATGGCGAACCTTGGCTCCTGCGGAGTGTGCTATGGCAGCAGTGCCATCAACTCCACGGTTAATCGTGAGGGTGTTGCTAGAAGGCGATGACGGGTAGATGACATCGACTACTTCTTCAAGAGAAGTATCTGGGTCAACGACTACAGTGAATGTTTCAGTGCCAGCGGGAGTAACGGAACCAAGCAAGCCTGATGCAGAGTTAACTGTCATCGTTCCTGCGCTAGCAGATAATGCTGAGGCGAGGGTTGTCTCTTGCGAGGTGGTCAGATATTTACGTGTAGTCATTTAGTTAGTACCTCGTATAGTGGACTCGGGAAGGATAAAGATCACGAAGTTTGTCTGCTTCTTCCTTCAAGCGTTGCTGGTAAAGAGCAAGGAAGAATCGGGCAGTTGAAGCACCAGAACCGTATTGAATCTTTGAATCGGCTTGGTCTGCTTCTGCTGAAGAGTAGTTGAGACGACCAGCATCAATAAACGATGACAAGCGATAGCAAGCACCGTAAATGATTACGTCTTTTGAAGATGATGCTAAACCAGTTACAGTTTCAAATACTGAATTATCTGATGAACCGTTAAGGTCAGTTGGAACTTTTGTATAATGCATCTGGATTGTTCGTCCAGCAGGAATGCTATCGTAGATTGAAATAGTGTTTCCTGATGTCCAAGTTGATATACTTGCCATTGAGTCTTGACGCCATCCACGAACTGGTTTCCATTCGCGGGTTGGTCCAATGGTTGAGTATGAGACATACTGAATTGTTTGAACTTCAGCAGGAATCTCGTATGTCAAATGAACTGGGTTGTAACTAAATTCATGTGTGCCTAAAGCGAACAGCCCAGGGTACACTGCTTGAATTGCTTCATTAATTGCTTTCTTTACTGCAATACGAGGAAATGTTGGGGCAATCGTAACCTTGGTATTAAGAGTATGCGAAGCAGCAGTTGTACCCATGTAGCCACGTCCATAAGGAGCAGCAGTTGCTGTTGATGAAACTCGGTCATAACTATCTAACCAAATGAGTTCATCATCAATCTCAACAACACCCTTGCCTATATTGCTAACGCTAGCAAGATTAAGAGATAACCCAGAAGAGGTTATATCTTGGGTAAGGTGAGTTGTACGGTCTTGGCGTAGTGTATAGCCAGAAAGACTTAGTAAAACTTCATTTACTAGTGAAGCATAGGTTGTTGTCATGATGTCCTTTTATTAGGCAGTTCGTCCACCAGCGCGCTTGACAGCAGCAGCAGCCGCTTTCTTAGCAGCAGGCGATGTATACTTTGCTGATGTGCTTGCTGTTTTCTTTACAGTTCCTGGTGAATACACAGAAGCGTTTCCACCAGCACGAGCCTTTGCTGCAGCGATCTGAGCAGCACTTGGCTTTTGAGCAGCAGGTGCTGACTTTGATGCTGACTTAGAAGAGGTTGCAGGACCAAATCCTCTTGCGCCTCGTGGTCGTGAAGAAATACTTGCTGATTTCTGAGCAGCAGCGAGTCGCTTAGCACCGTACATACGACGGATACCTTCTACGAATTCACCATTACCTGATGTGCCTGCTTTTTTAAGGGCAGCAGTCATTCCCATTTTTTTAATTGATGCGATAGTTGCTTGCGAAACTCTTTGCTTTCCGCCACCATCGCTCATGTTACCTTTGTATGGCATTACCATTTCACCTTATCTGCCCAGTAAGCGGCACTCATTTTTCCTTTAGCGATGTTCTTAGCGTGACGTGCTTTGAACGCTTCTCTACGCTTACGATAGGAAGCAGATTCGCCTTGTTTCTTCGGAGAGCCAGATACACCTTGCTGACCGAAATGTATTGTCTTTACTTTGTCTCCAACTTTTGCTACAACAACGTGTGACTTAGTTGGATGGTTGGGAGTACGCTTTGGCTTGTTAAAGCCAGATACACCAGCCCTAGTTAAACGCGGGTCTTTTTTCATTCTTGTTGTACTCCCCATACTTACCGAGTATCGCTTTGACTCTTCCATCTTTGCGGAGTCTTACAACCATTCCATCTTTAATCTGAATGGGATTAAATCCGCGATGAGTCTTGTACTGACCAGATGACATTACTTCTTTTTTTTCTTTGCTTTACTAGCCTCTGACATAGCAATGGCTATGGCTTGCTTACGAGACTTGACAACTTTTCCACCTTTACCGCTGTGGAGTGTCCCTGTCTTGAACTCGTGCATTACTTTTTGCATCTTGTTCTTTGCCATTATTTTTTACCAGACTTCTTGATTTGCTTGCCTGTCTTATCGTCATAACGACGTCCTTGTACAATAGCACCAAATAATTGACCAAAAGCCTTATCTTCTTTTGCTTTTAATCTATTTGCTCTAGCATCTGTACCAGGACCAACTTGGTTACTAGCATTGCTAGTCTTAGCCCAGGCAGAGGCGAATTGCTTTGTTTCTTTAACAATGTTACCTAAGTATGTTGTTTTCTTTGCCATGATTATCTATTACCCATATTCCAAGTTTTGTTTACAGCAAACTTACGTGTTGAAGTCGGTTTAGGTTTTGGCATTGGTACTAATTTAGGTTTTGCCGTTGATTTAGGTTTTGGCATTAATCCTTCACCAGTAAACTTAAACGGTGTATTTTTTGCCATTTTACTTACCCTTTTTCTTTAGTTTAGGTTTTTTAATTCCATATTCCATTTTGCGTTCTTTAGCACCTTCTGATTTTTCGTGCTTCATCATTGCTTTTTTTGACTTGTACTTTTCGCCTTTTGCTGACATTATACTGCCCCTATTTCCTTTAGAGTGGATACGGATTTTTTTGTAATAGATGTTGCTTGTGGCATCGTGTCAGCATCGTAAGGTTTTCCAAGAGTCTCGGATGCCTTCATCGCTTCACGAATCTTTTTCATTGATGTTCCTGCTGGTTGGATTCCTTGTGCTCTAGCATGTCGATATGCTTTGAGTTCGTTATCCCATTCTTTATTTGTCATACCAGATTCATTACTGGCTTTTGCATCACCAGCATTCATTTGCAAACTAAGTCCCTTACATCCAAAGCAACCATCAATTGGTTCTGGATGATGTTCCCAATGTTTCACACAGTCTCCACTGTATATCCTGCTGCTTCTAGATCTGCTTTCTCAGCAGCATCTACTTCATATCGGTATCCACCAATGTAAGCAACATCAGCAGCCTGCACTTCTTCACTTGATGGGAAACGTACTTCTGTATACACTCCATCAACCTTAAGTACTGTGATACCTCTGAGCAGACGATACCTTGAGAATAGTCTACCATAACCAGCAGGACCTTCGCTGATAGTGGGAGTGGTGAAGAAGTATGCCATTATTGCCTCCAAGCAATTTTACTGATGAGGCTAGAGTTGCCCCTAGCCCCATCCGTCTAACTACTTAAACTAAGCGTTTGGACGACCTGTTGCAGCGGTCTCAATGCGATAGAGTGCTGCTTGACGGAAGATAGCCCAGTTGAGGATACCGTACCAGCCGACAGGGCGGAAACGGTTCAACTTGTCAACTACGTTACCGAATTGAATTCCTGGTTCTTTCCAGACTGCTTCAGCAAGTGCTTGCTGTCCGAGAACGAAGGTGTTGTAAACACGGGTCTGAGTTCCACCTGTGCCAGAACCTGACTGGGTGTTAGTCATGTTTGGTGTTTCGATGAAACGAACACCTTCCCATGTTCCGATTTCACCAGCATACAGTGGACCTGCTGCTTGGTAATCGTGTGGTGTACGCCATACGTTGTTGCCAGTTTCAGTGCGGAGGTCCGCAGATACTTCTGGGTGGATGTATGACAAGAAGAGTGAACCGTTACGTGGTGTAACGTTGTTAGCACGCATCTTGGTTACAGCGTAACGTACGTCGCGTGACTTGATGGTGTCAGTTGCAGTGATTGTTGTCTTTGCAGCAGAAGTTGAAAGTGAACCAGCGGATTCACGAATAACGTTTGTACCAGCATCGAGAACAGCAGCAACACCATTGTCAAGTGTAAGCGCCATGTTAAACGCAACTGCGTTAGCAACCCATGGATCAACATCGGAAAGGCTCATCAATGAGAGTTTACGAGTTGGGAGAACAACGCGACCAAGTTCCAACTGTGAAATGTCGAGAGTGGTGGTTGCTGGGATTGCTACTGCATCTGGGTCAACTGTCTCAGCGAGAGTTGCACCAGCGATTGTTGTATCCGCAATATCTGTGTAGAATTGGAAGCGGATTGAGGAACCATCGTGGGTTGGGTTTCCGACCTTCTTGTCCGCGATTGCACGGAATTGAGGAACTGTACGAAGGTTGAGTTCGATCAACTTGTCGTAAGCCATCGTTACAAGATTGGAACCTAAACCAGAGGTCGTGGTTGAAAAGACATCTGCCATTGGCGATATCTACCTTTCTGATTGAGATGTGCGGTTTATTGACCGCCGAGGATTGAAA